ATCTAATTCTTCCAAAATACTACGAGTTTTTCTTTGCAAAATATAGCTCCAAGTTAATTATACTATTACATATTTATTCGGTAATAGATAAATTAATCTCTATTTGTTTTAAGTGTACCTAACAATGCTTTTAATTTAGCATTTTGAGCATTACCTTCTACTGGTTTAATTTCGCCAGTTTCACTATCAACTACGGACTTAGTCTTAATTGAACTCATGATACTGCCTATCTGTGGCTTAACATTTCCAGGTGTGCCCTGAGCATCTTCGCCTGGATCACTAATTCTCAATGTATCAATATCATATTCTAAGTCAATCTTGGTGCCGACACCACTACTACTACGAGTCTTCATCAATTGAATTTGATATCTGCCACGTTCACGCATAGCGCGACTAGTAAAAATGCCAAACACATTATCTGCGGTATTGATCTTACTGATACCACCGCTGATATGACTATGATCAAATTCAATCTCTTCAACTGCTGAACGGTTCAACTGTGACGCAGTTATGAGTAAAATGTTAAACTCTTTGGCCAAATTTCTTAGTTCTTCACTAACATACTTGTCTTTGACGAATAGGTCACTTGGACTAACTTTAGCACTTACGGGCATGATCAGATCAAGATAGTCTACCATGATGAAGTCGGCACGTTTGCCAGTTTGAACTTCAAGTTCTTTCAGATACGCACGAATTTGATTAACATTACTCTGAGCCGGCATGTATTTGATACGTAAATTGCCACTCTTTTTGCCAAAGATTTTCACTTTGACTTCTAGGTCATCTAGATCTTTGAAAATCTCTTTTGTAGCAATACCAGCAATCATACTATCCATACGCATAGCGCATAGTTCTTCACTTAGTTCTAGGGTAAGATATATACCACTTAGACCTTGCTGTATCCAGTTAATTGCGATATTCTGCATGAACAAACTTTTACCGCTGCCACTGCCACCCGCGAAGATATTGAGTTCACCGCGATTCATGCCGCCGAACAATCGTTTGTCTAGAGTAGGCCAACCAGTGCTTACTTGACCATTGTTGGACTTAATCTTCATCAATCTAGCACGTGGGTCAGAAAAATAATCCGTACCCATGTCTTTGGTTAGACTGATTTGAACAGCATCTTTGATTAACTTTTCAACAGGATCAAATTCACCCCGTTCAATCATATCCGCTGCTGCTAGAATTGCTCGCTCTAGTTCATGCTTTTTGGTAAAAGCCTCAAATTCCTCCATGAACCAATCATAGTGGTTTTGTGTAAGTTCGGGAACTGATTGTAGACCCACACCCGTTACAGCACGAATTTGGGTATGGCTGGGTAGAGATCCAAACTTAGTTGAATGTTCTTTGATGAACTTGGCGGCTGACTTTATGCTCTTGTGAAAGTTTTCTGGATTGTAGATGTTTTGAACACGAACATATATCTCTGGGTTTTCCAACATAATTTCCAGAAATAATTTTTGAAGTTCGGCACTATACTCTTTGTTACTCATTCTTTATTTTTTTCGTTATGATTTGGATCTTTACCGGATTAGATTCCACACTGTCTAGGATCGTTTTTAGGGTGAACAATTTTCCATATTTCATCACTGCGTCGTTAGCATCTTTACATTCACTGCGCCATGGTGGGAAACTTACACTCCAACCATACTCTATAGCACGATCTATCATCACTTCACCTGGCCATACTTCACGGCCTTGCTTATTGATATGTTTATCAAAATCTGGCACTACGATAACATTTTTCCCTAGTGACTCTATTATATCTGCCTGTTGTTCACTTATATCATTAGTTTGTGTACTGACTCCATCTAGACTCATGGCATCAAATGTTCCTTCAAACACCAGCACAACAGTATTTTGTGATAGTTGATTGTTTGTGTTGAAAACAAAATGTCCAGGATGATCGCTATGATATTTTGGTTTGATAGCGGACTCAATAGATCGCCCAGTGTAGCCTACGATTTTACCTTCCCAGTAAAATGGCACTAAGATCCTATAGTTTAATTTATAGTCTGCCGTGGGTGACCAGAAAAAATTATATCGATTCAGGTCTATCGCACGACTATGAACATATTCTACCGCACGTAACAATTGTGGTGGACTTTCGTTAGATTCAAGTAGTTCTATGATATTTTTGGCATCTGGTGGTAATGATCTGGCATCAAAGGAGAATTCTTCCTGTGGCATGAATTCAGGTGATATGACATTTTTAAGACGGATGCTTTCAATGATCAAACGTTGAATGTCGCCCTCGTTGGCACCTAACCATTTCAGTAATTTTCTATATTTGAAGCTAAGTGAGATTCCTGGCGTATAACTTGTTTTGAAGCCACAATTAAAGCAGTGCCATGAGACTTTGCCATCACCTGATGGTAGTAAACCACCTCTACCACGGGTATCTGGATTGTGTCCATTGTGTTGACAACAAACTGCGTTTACACTTATCCACCCACCTTGAGTGCGTTTTTGTTTGCCTGGAAGTAAGGATAGTGTGAAGTCACTGACTACGGTATACATGTAGATATTTTACTTGATAGGTGACCCTAAGTAAAATATTTTGATTTCAGGTAAGTTCTTCCCAGTTGATTGCGGCGTAAACGTTTACATTATTACCACTTGTCGTTAGTGCGATTGTAATTTCACTTGAAGTTCCAGTGAATGTATTGCGTTCTAATTGATACTTGAATGGTTGAGCAATGTCTCCAGCACCCGCAAATTGATTACTACCTATGATTTGACGCCATTCGGCTATATAACCACCGCTGGTACTTGTGCCGGTTAAATTGTATTCAACCGAACTGTTCACTCCAGCATCCGACCAAGTACCACCTGCTGTAGTACCACCAACTATCAACATAAATCTGAAATTATTATTTCCAGTTAATCCTAAACTGTAATTCTTTGGTAGTACAATTGCGCCTAATCTACTTGATTTCAGTCTTACGCTTAATATAGGATAAACAGTATTTGGGTTAGCCAGACTGTATGGCACTGCTAGGGTATGTCCGACACTGGTTGGTCGACCGATTAGTTCATACCCACCCTCGGATATTACGGTAGCACATATTTGATTTAACGTACTACTACTGGCGGTTGACCCAACATTTTCTATCTCATATCTAACTGGCAAACATGCTGTAGTCATATATGTAGTAGCAATTCGGTTAGCATGATTAAATTGATGAGCGGTAACGAACTGACCATCAATAACAAAACCACATCGAACACTACCTACACCTAACCATTCAATATCAATCCAAAATATTTGTGCCTTTGTAAGATCAAGTACCAGAGTAGAAATACCACTACCATTAAGAGGATCGCCATTCCAATCTGACTGTGATACTGTTTCATACAGTAAACCGCCAGATACGCTTGATCTTATATTTAGAGTTACTGTGGAGCCTGTTTGCTCTAAATATACTCCATTACTGGTATCAAAATATCCAACACGCTGGCGTAAATTTTCCTTAGTTTCGGCCATCGTAAACGTAGTCATTACTTGTAGACTTTTGCCAGGTTGATACGCAAAAACTCTTGAACTTTCTCTGTAAGCAGCATCGCCGCTAGTTGTGCCTATAGTCATGCTAGTCATGGCACTAACATTACTGGATGTTATTGACGCGGTACCAGTAGTATAGTTATTGAACTTTGAATTATCGTTATAACGGTAAAAACTATCAAATAGTGTTAGTGGATTACTCACACGTAATCTACCAAAGGCATCATTTGCGGTAGGTGCGGCGCCGCTGGTTGTACGTATTACTGGCTGTCCTAGACTGTTATACTCCATTGCTTTATGAAGATTTAACAGATTGGTTTCTTGTGGATGCCAGTAATTTGTTGTGTTAGTTCGTGGCGCTTGGTTGGGTTGAGGACCAGTTATAATACTCATATGTTACACCCACGGTCTGCCTTCTATTAGTCCATCTGGATTAGGGTTATCAACTACGGTATTACCACTATAGTATGTCGGCAATTCAGCAATATTGAGTGTAAAACGTGGATTACCACTTGCTTGCCTATCCAATCCTGCTAATGCTAATTTGGCTTCTTGACGATCTTGTAAGGTAGTCAATCTACCAATTTTGTTAGCACTGCGTAATGATATATTACTGGTAATACCATAACTGGCAAAATTTGCTGATGTATTAGTCAGTGCTGTAGTACCGTAGTAAAGATCATACCACGTTACGTTAACGTTTGTTGCCGTTTCAATATTTGCTTTTAGAGTACCAACAGTATCGGTGGTTACTACCACATAACTATCGTATAGTGCGGCATTCAATAAACTTTGAACTGATAGTGAAATAGTAGCCATTACTTACTGGCTCCATATCCCGGATAAAGACTTACACTATCACTACGCATATCAGATGGATTTTTGCTATGATGTACATCATCGCCGGCGGGATAAGCACTACTTAATGGAAAATAATGTTCATCTGGCTCTGTTGACGCTTTACCTATACCCGATAAAACTAAAATAGCATCTACATCGTCATCATGTTTTGTTAATGTTTCGTGTGATGAGGTGTCTACCGATGAACCCGTAAGTTCGTCAAATGTTTTAAGTAGTTCTGAGATTTTCATGATAATATTTATGATAATTAGGGCACTAATAGTAGTTTAGTAAATCCTGAACCTATAGCCGCGGTGTTTGATCCGCCGTATGGATTAGCATTTGCTGTAGCAGTTAGCGCAGAAGTAGGTTTGGTGAAGTTTCCAGTGTAAACTGCCAGTCCTTTGATAAATCTAAAGTTCGTAATGTAGCCAACAAAAGCCGCGTTAGTAGCAAAAGTATTTGTGTTGCCTACTACGAACGTTGTGGCATTTTCTGTTATATTGTTTGTGTCTGTTATTTGACTACCCCGCAGAGTGCCATCACGGTATACTTTTGTGATTCCAGACTGCCTAACAACCGCAAAGTGATACCATGTATTTGTTGTTGTTGAACTTGCTGAACTATATCTAAAACTATTGTTAGCCCAGTAATAGAAAGTGGAAGTTTCTATACTAACACCTATTTTTATATTTGGAAAATCACCAACTGTAAATATTCTTTGAAATTGTGTAGTGCTTGTTTGATAAGAAAACCATTCAACAGTAAAATCTCCCGTGCCAACTGCCCAGTCATTACTGCCAGGAGTTGTTATATATGAATTTACAGAACTGCTAAATTGATAACTGTTACCACCACCAACGAATGGACTGACTGATTGAACAGATACCGCACTTCCCAAAGTTAGAGAGGGATTTACAAATGCGGGCGACGGTATTGTAAAATTACTAACAGTATTAACAAGTTGCAGCATTATTCCTGACATTATTATCCAATAAATGTTATTGTGACGCTGCCATTACCAAAATTGCCACTGCTATTAGTATCATTTATCTGATTAGAGCCGCTGTTAAAACTACCACCTCCACCGCCCGCTAACGTACTAGTAGCAGTGTTTCCAGAAGCATCACTGGCTCCACCTCCGCTGTATCCGCCACCGCCTCCCATTCTATTTAAATCGCCGTTATTTGGTGCACCACCACCACCGAATCCACCTCCTTCTGGAGCATAAGTTGAATTTATTGCGCCACCATTTGCTCCAAATATATAGGCGATACCTCCACCGAAGCCATTTGCTGCTCCATTGCTTAAAAAGCCAGCACCTGCGCCATTTGAAGTAGCACCAAAGCTTTGTCCGCCACCGTTGCCATTAGTTCCACCCTGACCTATGTAAAATCCACCCGTTGAATTTCTACCAGATGTTGTAATACTTGCATTAGCATTTGGTAAAAAGGCAGTGCCACAACCACCACCTCCACCAGCGATAACTAATATGTCAGCGATTGATGGAGTAGATACATTACTTTTAACAACAAAAGTACCACCACCACCGCTGCCATTTCTACCAGGTCGAGCAGGTGGGACTCTGGCAGTTTGCCCAACTACCATATTAATTTTTTGTCCTTGCGTTAATGCGAAATCACCTTGCATGATCGCACCTACACCACCAGCCGTAGCACTAGCGGGTGCCCCTTGAGCGCCTCTAGCGATTATTGTATAAGTTCCTGTCGTTGGCACTGTCCACGTTTGTATTCCGTTAGCAGCAGTGTAATTACTACTATTGGACAACCATGGATTAGTAATAGTATCATATGATGATAGTAGTGTGCTTAAATTTGGCCCAGTTCTACCACCGGTATTAGCGTTTGTAAAAGTAAATGTGCTAAAACTGTAAAGATCTTCTGATGGTGAACTCGAGGTCTCGACAGATCTAAAATTCCCAATAGTAGTTAGCATAATCCCTGCCATTATGTTAACCCCGTACCATTAATAAACCACGTATCAGTATCAACTTTCATTATCGTAGCCATACCATAATTGCCCAATAAACGTGAACTTGAAGTAGCGTTGCCAGCCAAGTACATAGTAACACCACCATCTGGGTTAATTGTTAAATTTGCAGTGCCTTGTTGAACAATGCTGATAGCTGTACCAATGTTAAATGATACCGTAGCATTGTTTGGAACTGTAATAACATTAGCACTATTAGAACTGTAATAATGCTTACCAGCATCTGTAAGAGATAGAGTAGCGTTGCTGGTGAAAATTACCTGTGGAACATCTCTATAACCAATTTGATAATTACTGGTTGTTATTGTTGCGGTATTACCAAATGATACAGTACCTGAACTTTGTAATATATTACCTGTTACTGATAAATCACCAGTGTAAACTCCTCCTAATGCTGTTATATTACCCGTAGAAGTAATATTTCCAGAATTTATGTTACCGCTGATACTGATAGTGTCAGAATATGACAATTCTTTAGTAGAAGTATTGTACTGTAAAACATTACCAGTAGTGTTTGAAGCAATAGGAGAGACAAAGAAACCTGATGTGCCGGCATCTAGACTAGAACCAGTGGCATTTAAAATTATGCTATTATTGGCTTGATTGGTGCCACCCGCGAAATTTCCTATAGCCACGGCATACTCGCCCTGATTTAGTGATCCAGCCAATGATCCTACCGCAACAGCACGAAGACCTTGATTAACAGCACCGGCATTAGTGCCAACAGCAACTGTACCTGCTGCTTGTCCCGACGAGCCTGCTCCGGCACCAATCGCAGTAGCTTGAATTCCCTGATCAGTTTGACCTGCTTGACTACCAACAGCAACACTAAGATTTCCTTGATTACTACTGCCCGCTCTATCACCTAATGCGATGACGGTTTCATCAGTTCTCAAGTTACCTAAAATCGTTCCAGGGGCAGTTAAATTACCTGTCGTATCAAATATCCAAGTTTTGTCTGCGCCGGAAATTTGTAAACTGATGTTACTGTTTAAAGTTTTAATAGTTAGATTGCTAGAAACATTATTAGCAATGCCATTAGTTCCAATAATAGAAGTTGTACTGTTTCCAGATATAACAATTGGAGCACCAATTAGACCCGATCCATCTGTGCCGTAACCAAAAATACCAGTATTTGCGTAAGTTCTTGTAGTAGCAATAAGATTATCGGCACTAATATTTCCAGTCGTAGAAATAATATTTGATCCAAAAGAAGCCAACAATGAAACTACATTAGCGTCGGAATAACTAGTGCCAGTTATGCCAGTTAACTGACTGCCGTTGCCGATAAAATATGTAGCAGCCACATTGCCAGCAACATTCAATAATCCCTCACTAACTGTTGTCACAACATTAGCCTCTGCGATATTGCCAACAAAGGTTTTTACAATACCATTGGTACTACCCAATATCAAGTTACCTACATTTGATAAACCACCGGTAGCATCATTGCCAACAACAATCAAATATCCATCATCGTAATTTCTAACATCACCAAAGAAATCTTCTACAGCATGATTACTACCCAGTATACCCATATTAATATAGTATGTACTATCGTCACCATTATCTGCTGTAACAACAACATCGGTACTTGCGTCAGAACCATCATTGATATTTTGTAGCACAAATTGCGAATAGGTGTCTACATTTGAATAAACTTGTACATAAGCATCTGGGAAACTACCAAATGTTTCACCATCACTGCTAACGACCAAATTGCCATACAATTGCGTAGTGTAGTTGCCGTAGAAACCAGCGAATACATTTCCTTCATGTACTATTGAGATTAAATCTGGTGGTCCACTACTATGGCGAAAGCCACTGTATCCGCTACCTTCAGCGTAGAAACTATATCCAATATTACTATTTTTGCTAGCAGTGAAATCAGTAGCACTCAATTGACCATTGAAGTTAAAATCAAACGCATTTGACACAGTGTTAAAACTCATGCGTTGATTGTTTGCCCACAAATATATTGAGGACGCAGTAATTCCATCAGTAGCAGTTAATTGTAAATCTGAATTGGCAAGAGTTCTTGTTTGTACTGTATTATTTGCTATTACATGTGAAATCAATAAATTAGCAGTTGATGTATTTCCAGTAGTAGTTAATGTTCCGTTTGTGCTGAATAGCCATTGTTTATTAACACCAGAGTAGTTAGTTGATAGTCTTAGATCTCCGTTGGAAAATATATCACTAACTCCAGTATCACTTAAAGAAATTCCGGTATGTCCAGTGGCAAAATTAGCATATATCAATACGCCTTGTGTACCGCCAAATTGAATCTCACCGCCACCAAGAGTTGATTTTATATAGCCAGGCAATGTTAAATAACTGTCTGTTCCTAATGTTACCGTATATGGAACATCGGTTGAACTATCTAATACTGTCCACTTAATATTACTAAAGTTGTTTACTAATTCAACGTTTGCTCCATCAGATTCTGCGGGTAATGTTAATGAAGTTCCTGAGCCAACAGATTGTATGGTATAACGATTTATAGCGATGTTCGGTGTTAGTAAGTTAGCGGTTAACACTACGTTAGCATTCGTGGGAGATATTGTAATGTTAGTGTTCGCACTAGTGCCAGTAATTGTTTGATTAGTAACAACCAAATTTCCTATATTACTTACATTTGTGTTTAGTATTGAGTAACCACCAGGAGTAGTGCCATCATGTACATTCAGTGTGAAATTGTCAGTGTTGATTGTAATTTCACCCTGTGCGCCCACGTAGGAGGCACTTACATTAGCATTACCTCGTTTAAATTGTACTGTTTTGCTCATAGTTTGTCCACTTTATCTTACTTATCACTTATAATCTATTCATAGATAGTAGCATATTGTCTATGAACGGTATGTTTTGAAATCTGTTCACAAAGATGTTAACGTCTAGCACTGAAATTAAGGCGCCAGCATTAGCGGAATTCAAGGCTCCAGTTTTCCACATAACTGCTACATATTCTGAACTAACAAACGGACCAGTAATTGGTGTTCCATTGCCTATTGATGTAAATGTTCCAGGTCTAGCAAATGTTACCCGATTGCTACTATTCGCTAATAAAAATGTTGGATCAACTGTGACTTCAATACTTGAACTACTGTAATCATTTGTACCACGAATTACACTACCGCCACCTATGTTAGTTACAAAATCATCAATAGAACTATCACGAGCGCCAAAATTACTATTTTCACCCAAAATGAACATTGCGCCACCATACTGTAAGTATTGATACAATCTAGTAGTTGGATCATTAGGATTAGTTGAATATGGACTAGCATAACCAATGTCCCACAAATGAGTATAATCAAAAAGATTGTATGTTAATAGATCTTCATAACTGGTAACAAGTATACTATCATATCCCAGTGCGGCTTCACGGGCTGCTATTACTGGATATATATCAGTTTCTGGATCAATTGCGCCAGACGCATAGTAGTTTGTATCGCCACCTGGACCATTGGTCAATGGATCATAAAATACTATCGCGGTTCGCTTATAGCCACGATCGGGCTGTAAGAATCCAAAACCTAATCTGTTAATTCCATGAAACATCAAGCATATCCTGTAGTTAATGCTACATAGTAGCGTGAGCCATCATAGAACATATTGAGCATATCTATACTGTTAGCATTGAAACTTAGAACTTTGTAATTACTTGCGAATTTATAATCAGAATTTGCTGTTAACGTTCTGCCCCCAGTACCGTCCTGAGTGAATATCAGTGTCAAACTTTGCCCGATGTCCATGTTTGTCGGAGTTTCTAGACTGATGTTTCCAGTCAGCGTAGCCGTTTGTACAACTGCTAATGCTCTGTTAGGCGTAAAAGTACCGCTGATTGAACCATGATCATATATTGTAGATTGTGTACCTTCAATCGTTAGCGTAACAGCGTCACCGACATTTGTCGTGACAACACCATTGCCAGCAAAATTTAAACTCAACAAGTTCGTAGTAACGACTACACTATCACTCTCTACTGTTATGCTAGGACCCTGTGGTCCTTGTGGACCAGATGGTCCTTGGGGTCCTGGAACTGTGCTTGCATCACCTTGTATTCCCTGTGGACCAGTTGGTCCTTGTGGTCCCTCAGGTCCTTGTGGGCCAGTTGGTCCTTGTGGTCCTTCAAGGCCAATTACACCTTGTGGTCCTTGTGGCCCCTGTGGTCCCTCAATGCCAATGGGTCCTTGTGGCCCTTGAGAACCTATTGGGCCCTGAGGGCCCTGTGATCCTTGTTCGCCTTGTGGTCCCTGCGGTCCTTGTGATCCCGTTGGTCCTTGTGAGCCTTGTGGCCCTTGTGGGCCTTGTGGTCCCTCAATGCCAATAGGCCCGATTGGTCCAGGAGCTCCCTGTGGACCGGTAGGTCCCTGTGGCCCTTGTGATCCCTGTGGGCCAGTTGGTCCTTGTGGTCCTTGTGATCCTGTCGTGCCCTGTGGGCCTTGCGTACCTCGCACACCAGCGGGCCCAGTTGGCCCCTGTGGTCCTTGAATGCCCTGGGGTCCTTGTGGTCCCTGCGGTCCCTGTGGACCTCTAGGCCCCTGTGGCCCTGCTGGTATGTCTAATAAACTGTCCATCGTTAATCCTTAAATGTTTCCAAAATCGTATATAGCACTGATTGTAGGATCAGCAATTTGCCCAAGATCTAAAGCAACTGGAGGATCAATTGGATATGCTGAATTACTTAAAAATATCTGTCCTACCGCGCCATAATTATCGTCTACATACGTCACAACGTTACCATACACTGAATTAATCTTTACATTATATGTATAGTTTTCTCTATCTAATTGAACAAGATCGTTGCCAGAAATAATTGTGTATCCAAGACCAGCCGAACTATTGTATATTGTTATGTTAGAACTCAAAACCGTATTCGCGTTCGCAAACACATAATCATCAACTATATTAAAAGTTGCTGGTCTGTTCCCTAAATTTATTGGTTTTTGTTCGGAATTCAAAAATTGAAATTTAAGAACATTGTTAATATTCTTATACATTTGTATTGTTCTTGTATACACAACTCTATTCCTTTGATCGGTGTTTATGTCTAATCCAGTGGCGGATACATCAAACTGTATCTCTATGGTATTATCATAATAATAACTAGTTATGGTTTGCATATTGGTATTTATTACAAACGTCCCATAAATAAATACTCTTCTATCCAAACACTAAATAAAACGATGGAAGAAATATATAAAGAATTATTAGATTCCTACCCATTTCTAAGTTATGTAACTTATGGTGGACAGGAATATATTGGGATAATCCAAAATCTAGATGATGTAATTACCAGTATTTATGACTATGGAATGATTAAATTTCAAGATCAGAAAAAACTGTATCTAGAGTTAGGCGAAATCTGGTGGTGGGAAAGCAACAGATTAGTGCCTATCAATATTTTTTTGAAAACTGATTGGGTTCAGTTTCGCGGGACGCTAAAAACTTTTAACAGTAAAGACGTAGTTATAAAGTATGGTCCTATACTTAGTTTAAAAGAAGCCGCACAAAAACGCAGTAAAAAGAAATCAATTACCCTAGTTAGAAAAATTAGTTAACAAATTAATATGAACCGCAGTAAGATGTGCGTAGGCTACTGCGTGTGATTTCTTATAATAGTATGTACCATCATCTGGTTTAAGCCAAATAGTTTTAGCAACATCAGTCCATGATTTGCCAATCAGATGACGTTTTGATGGCCGAATGATACTTAAAAACATTGCCAAGGTTATTATTGAATTAACCTTCTCTGGCATTTTTATTAGTGTATCGTAATGATTGCCTATATGAATTACCTTTTCGCAAAATTCACGATCATAAATTTTATTCCAGTCTGGTATTTGTGCTAGTAATTGATCTAAATGATCCTGTGATTTTATTAGTGTATATACATGAACATTAAGAAAATCTAATTTTACATAACCACGTTCTTCGGCTGCTTCATAATCTATACTAGCATAGCCAGACAGTGGATTTTTTGGTATATCAGTAAAGTAAACACCAGTATTATGTTTAGCCCATTTACCATCTCTTTTGATTGCGGCAGCAGTATGCGTGAGCAACTTTAAAGCATCATCGCGTGACGCAAAATCTATATCAATATCACTGGTAAACTTTGTGGTAGTCATATAGATAGTTTAAACCAACAAGCGACTGCTGGATCTACGAAACTAAAAATAACATGTCTAGGCTCTACTGGTTCTGGATCAAAAGAAAAACTACGAATATGATTTTTATACTCCCATGTATAGTCATCCCTATCGTAGCCTGCGCTCTTCAATTTATCCAGCAATGCGTAAGCATCTGTAATTCCATCTACATCAATTCTAACTGAAGTCATAATCCTGCTTCCCTCAATGTTGATTTCAGCCAATGAACATCGTTACCAGCATTTTTGAATTTTTTCTGCCAACATTCAGGGTCAATCCATGGCAAAATTAGATCAACTTGTTCAGCATTAAGATTGTCCAAAAAATCTATACCACTATCACAATTATACACGATCCATGGACTAATACGTCCATTCCTGATATGAGACACAATTCTGTTCTTAGAACCACTACGAAAATAGTTACTAAAATTATTACCTAGAATTGGATCGTTATCGGCATAACTCTGCATCTCTTTGAGTCCACGCTCAAGAGCGTCCTCGATTGATTCCTTAGGCAAGTATGATTTTAGCCATTCAACATAGAATTCTTCTTTAGTCCATTGATCAAGTTTTTTATTATTCTTAAGTAGCCATGTTGTAAAACTAGAGAAATTTACCGTTCTGATGCCTACTTGATAACGACCATACTTAACAAACGCTATGTAAAAATCACTGTTAACGAAATCTTCATACGGTTTATCACGGCTATTGCCCTGTGTTGTTTCATAGAATTGGAGATAGGCTTGAAAACCTAACTGAACACCTTGTTCCTTTTCTTGTGTAAATCTACGCTTACGCTCACACATATGCGTAGTCAGTGTGGATTCACGCACAAACGCTTTACCACAATACTTACACACATGTGATGCTACGACCTGAGTATGTTTACTCATTTCAACAAAAGCATTAACGATTTCAGCAAGCATTCTATCCTAGTTCTTTTTTGATATCAGCATCCGACATACCATGTTCAATGGCCAGATTTATCAGATCTTGATCGGTATTTAGTTCCGCCAACAGTTCAATATCTTTGAGTTTATGTGTTGGATACAATTTTAACAGAAATTTAATTTTTTTGCTACTGTCTTTACCTGATTTTTTCTTCGCGGCTAACCAATAGTGACGTTGATTACCAAAGTTTGGACTAATCGCAGTCAAAGTTAGCCACTGTAATTTAGGATGTTTGTTTAACTCAAAAAAGTTTACATTTACGTACTCATTGGTTGCTCGTAGGTACCATTCCTGTAAGTCAATTGATCCTTCAACGTTAGCGCCGTACTTCAGTAGAATATATGCGCTGAATTTTTTTCGTTCTTCATCATCAAAACTATCATAAAAGTCACGATTTTTACGATTCAAATTTGATAGTTCATTACTAAGACTTAGT